CTGAGCCTTTCGATAGTAAGCATGGTACGCGTTACCTCCACCATACATCTGTTTGATGGAGGACAAATCACGCATTAAGGTCTGACTAGTCTCTGTCGAGATTTCATCAGGGTTAAAAGAGCGATATTTCTTCTTGCTCTTTGCGGTCTTCTTCTTGCTCATTTTGGATTCTTCCTTCATTGAGTATAGAGTTGCTACCACGAGAACACCCGCGTGTTGCGGCGTGTTCTGGAGTAACATCTGGCCATTCAACGGAACATTGTTGAACGCCTTCGATGTTACGCTCAACAGCAATGTCTGTCAAAGCTTCATGGGCACAACCGCAAGCGGTCGTTCCCAGAATTGCTAAGCAGACATATCCTTTTTTACAGGACATTATGCTGTTGACCCACTGAACCACAGACCATCAATGGCTGCGGTTATCAACGAAAGAACGAGGGCATCCAGGAGTTCCTGGACTTCTGCCGTCGTAGACTCCGGATCATAGCTGATTTCAGCTCTGGCGGAGTTCGTTGTGTAGTTGCCATTGGCCAAGAGTTTCGGCCTTTGGACATTCAGTGCGCTCCTTTGCTGAGTATAGCCATTCGGCTTACTAGCGTTCGGAGATGGTAGTTTGGATGTCGCAAGAAAGTTCATGCGAAGGATCAAACTAGATCCGTCATCCAAAAACAGCCGGTTCTCTCCTGGGTTAGAACCCAGACTAACGAGAGTCGTTGCTGTACCCCCAGTGGGGGCGACCGTTGCACCCATAGGGATGCTGGCATTAGAGATAGACATATTGTCTTCCTTTATTGTTGAGGTTTCCTGGAGGTCACATTACAATGTTATCCCAGGGCTCGTAAAGTCGCTTCAGTGAAACACGCTGGATTACCAACGCGGCCAAATCAGCTACCTTTGTTGATGAACTCACGAGATTAGGCAGATCCAAGACTGGAGCTACGTCACCAAGTGAGGGTTCCCATGTTTTCCGATTATAGGTGAAATATGTTTTTCCATCTACATCGGGAACAATGGTGTTACTGGTCACGCCAGGCAAGTAGTCATATTCAATAAAACTACGAGTCTGCGAACGCTCATACTTCTGAGTCGTCCAACCTGCGTGAAACTTTATCGTGGGGTCAAGGAAGGCGACTAGACCTCTCAAAGCTTGAGAGATGTTGTACATCCTATCTACCATAAAACTAAGAGGCATCACTGCCCACAGAGTCTCAGGTATATCCTTAAACCTCAGACCGTACGTGTCTCGCCAACCCGTTTCCATTGGGTTGGTCAGTTCGTATAGAATCCCAGACTTGAAGGTTTCCTTAGTAGTACAGGTTGCTTCAAATCTGTAAGCATTGCGATTTAGGAACTGCTCTTCAGAAGAGCCTTCCCACTCCGCTTTGCCTCTTGCCGTCCGCCTTTTTGGGGCTTTAGGAGGATTCTCAATATACGACAACATTAAGTCGTGTATACTGCGAACTGCTGGTTGAAAACCAAAACGGTATTCGGCCCACGTATCAGCTAAAACTCTAGCCAATGTGTAAGCTTTCTTCCGCTTGGACCATTGCGCGTAATCTACGTATTCTTTACTTAGATCACGAAGTGAGCTAAATGGGTTCTTAAAGAACCTTAACATTTCGCGCCACTCTGCAATGTCTTCCGCAAACGCGTAAGGCGCTCTATCTACATTGCCCAAAGCTTGATGCTTTGACCAATCCTCTTGGATGTCAGGTGGGCTTTCGCCCGTATGCCAAAATGAATTCGGCAGACCTAACAAATAGGCGAGAAAAGCAGTCATGCTTCCATCGCCCTTAGCCAAGTAGTTCGTACCTGATTGTGTGACATTGAAAATGCCGCCACCGGTACTATAGGTAGAGTTTTTAACGTAAGTACAGGCATTGTTAATG